GGTGCGTGATGAAGGTGCGTCGCCCGATTGATGTGGTGCGCCCGTTCGCATCGCAGTTGATTGAACACTTCGCGTCGCAGGGTTTGGTGTGCGAAGTCGGTGGGTCTATGCGTAGGCAATGTGCGACGGTTGGCGATTTGGATATTGTTGTGCGTTGCGCAAACCTGCAACAAATCGTGTTGCCTGATTGGATTGTGTTTCATCGGTTGGGTGAGCAAGTCGCGCAGGGCGGCGTGTTGTTGGGTGATGGTTCGGAATTGACGATTGATGTTTGGTCTGCGACGCAGAACCAATGGGGCGCGTTCCTGTGGTACATCACAGGTAGCAAGGAATTGAATGTGAAGATGCGCAGGATGGCTTGCGATGCTGGTTTGAAATTGTCGCAGTTCGGTTTGTTCCGTGATGGCGTGCAGATTGATGATGGCACGGAAGAAGGTGTTGCAACGGCTTTGGGGATGGATTGGATTGACCCGATTGCGCGAAGTCTTGGTGTGCGTCAGGATGCTGTGCGTTCGTTCGTTGTGCCTTCGTCATCTGGTGAAGGTTCGTATGTGGTGAAGGAAACCGAACGCGGTTGGGTGTGTGATTGCCCGCACCACAAGTATCGCCATGTTGAATGCAAGCACATAAAATTGGTGCGTGCGTAGTTCACCCCCTGCGGGAACGGTGCGGATAATTCCGCGTGTCTGCACCGTTCTTGGCAGGGATGTGGTTCAATGGATTGCGGAAAAGGATGTGATGTGATGGGCGGCAAGGGTTCGGGTCGGAAGTCAAAACCTGTGGAACAACATATTCGTTTGGGCAATCCTTCAAAGAAGAAGTTGCCAACAAAACAGGAACTTGGGCAGATTGTCGGGTTTCCTACTGCGGTAGTACCTGAGCCGCACCGCCCGCTTGGGCAGACGGGGCGCGGATTGTGGGAACAAATCTGGTCATCTGGTGCTGGTTGGTTATCGCGTGGCATGGATGCGGAAGTGGTGTTGCTGGTGTGTGAAGCATCGGATGAGCGCACGCGGCTTCGCGTGAAGTTGCAACAGCAACCCGATGCGTGGCGCGATAGGCGTGCATTGCGCGAATTGGAAAGGCAAATCATTTCGTTGCTTTCGCTTATCGGGTTTTCACCAGCAGACCGCGCTTCATTGGTGACGGGTGCGCCGCAGGGCGGCAACTTGACGGATTTGCATAAGCGCATCGCGGATAAGCGTGCTACCCGATAAGGCGTGGCAACCCGCCTACTTCACACAGGGCGTAGATGAAACTAGCGATGGTGATGAACTGATTGCGTTTGCCAATCAGCATTTCAAAGTGTTGAAAGGTTTGCGTGCTGGTGAACCTTTGGATTTTACCGATTGGCAGAAGTGGTTGTTGCGTTCGCTGTTGGAACGAAGGAAGTCTGATGGGAAGTTGCGGTATCGGCGTGCGCTCATCGGGTTGCCGCGCAAGCAAGGTAAATCATTGATGGGTTCTGCGTTGGCTGTCTATTCAATGATTGCTGGTGAAGCGGGTTCGGAAATCTATGCGGTTGCATCCGATAAAGACCAAGCGCGAATTATCTTCGGGGAAGCAAAGCAACAAATTCTTTCTTCGGCTGTCTTGTCTGCGGAAGCGCGTGTGTTGCGCGATGCGATTGAGATGCCGCGCTTCGGGTCGGTGTTCCGTGTTCTTTCGTCTGACTTTCGCGGGCAGGCTGGTCTAAATCCATCGCTGGTGTTGTTTGACGAATTGTGGGCGCAGAAGTCAAGCGATTTGTTTGAACAGATGGTGCAGGGTTCGGGCAATCGTTTAGAACCTTTGATTGTCAGCATCACAACTGCGGGGTATGACTTGGACACGCTCGCGGGGCAGATGTATCAGTATGGGAAAAGTGTTGCGGCTGGCGAAGTGGATGATGCATCGTTCGGGTTCTGGTGGTGGGAAGCGAATGCCGATTGCAAGATTGATGACGCGAAGCAATGGCGTAAAGCCAATCCGAATATCGCGGAAGGTTTGATGAGCGAAGAAGATTTGCAAACTGCGGTGAAGGCTTCGTTTCAGGGTTCGGAAATGTCCATGCGCAGATGGCGTTTGAACCAATGGGTTCGTTCGCAGGAAAGTTGGTTGCCAATCGGCGCGTGGGAACAATGCAGGTCGGATATGGATTTGGATGTGGAACTTCCCGTGTGGGTTGGTATTGATATGGCATTGAAGCATGACAGCATCGCGGTAGTGGTGGCGCAACCACAGGATGAACGGGTGGTGGTGCGTTCTAAGATTTGGCAACCGAAGGATGAAGGCGTGGATGTTGCTGATGTGGAACATCATCTGCGCGAACTGCACGCGAAGTTTGATGTGCGCGAATTCGCATTTGACCCCGCCTATTTTCAGCGTTCGGCGGAACAACTTGCGGATGAAGGTTTGCGGATGGTGGAATTTCCGCAGAATGGACAGCGCATGATACCTGCGTGCGGTCAGGCGTATGAACTGATTGTTGCTGGAAAGATTGCGCACGATGGTTCACCGACATTCACCGACCAAGTTCTTTCTGCCGCGCAACGCATGACGGATAATGGTTGGCGTTTGAGCAAAGGCAAAAGCAAACGAAAAATTGATGCGTGTATTGCTATGGTTATAGGGCTAGACAGGGCAACCCGAAAACAAATAGCCATCATTGACAATGCCCCGATGGTGGTGAATGTGTGGACATGAAGAACATCTTTGAACAATTCAGCCGAAGTCGGGTCACAACCGCTATGGAATTGGTTGGTTTCGTATCCGTTTCGGTGGGGATTGGGGTGTTTTCCGTACCAATCGCGTTGATTGTTGGCGGCATTATGTTGATTGCCGCAGGGATGTTGGCGGCATGAGCATCTTTCGCAGGCGCGAAACACGCGCACTTCCATCCACGATTGACCCATACGGTGTCACAGCGCGACCTTTCTTCAACAATTATTCTGGCGAAGTAGTCAATGAAACAACCGCGTTCGCACATTCGGCGGTTCTTGCGGCGGTTACTTTGCTTGCTGACAGCATCGCATCAATGCCGCTTGAATTGACGCGCACACGCGGCGGAAGAATTGAGCGTTTGCCAACCCCATCAGTTCTTATCAAACCGAACGAACATCAGACGATGTTTGAATTCGTACATCAAACGATGGTGACATTAGCCATTCATGGCAACGCATACATCTACGCGCCGAAAGGAAACAACGGGCTTCCTGTTGAGATGCGCAACCTGCATCCGCACGAAATCAAGAATGTTGTTTATAACGATGAAGGCGAAGTGATTTATGAAGTTGGTCGCAACAAACTGACGAACAAAGATATTCGCGCAATTCATTGGTTGATTTTGCCGAACCAGCGTCGCGGCATTTCACCTTTGGAAGCGATGCGCAACACAATCGGAATGGGTATCGCGATGGACAGATTTCTTTCACAGTTCTACGGTGAAGGCGCAACACCGCAATCCGTGTTGGAAACCGACCAGCCGATAACCAGCGACCAAGCCGCAGTTCTTCGTGATACTTGGGAAGAAGCACATTGGAAGCATCGTCGCCCCGCAGTTCTTTCAGGCGGATTGAAGTGGCGCAGTATCACCACCAGCGCGGCGGATATGGAAATGATTGCGCATCGTGAAAGCATCGTGCGCGATATCGCACGCGCCTATCGCATCCCATTGTTCTTGCTTTCTGGTACGGGTGGTGACACGCAAACTTATACGAATGTTGAAAGCACGGGTTTGAACTTCCAGCGTTATACATTGCTTGCTTGGCAACGCAGGCTGGAAGATGCCTTTTCGGAAATGTTGCCAATCACACAACGGGTTCGTTTCAATAGCGATGAATTCACACGCGCCGATTTGATGACCCGCGTTCGCGCTCAACAGACGCAAATCATGGCAGGCACGCTTACACCGAACGAAGCACGCGAGATTGAAAACCGTGAACCGTATGAAGGTGGCGACCAATTCGTTATGGGTGTTGCTGGAACTGCAATCGCTGGTTTGGAAGGTGGCGATTTGCCAACATTGGGAACAGACCAAATACCGCCTGAGCGATAACATAAAAAGCCTGTTTTTATTGGGGTTTTTGGGTAGTTGCAATATCCCTTCGGATGTGCCTATACTGAATGTATCGGGATAACGAAAGGGAACAACATGAACATCACACACACCATCACCAACAAGAACGGTGAAATCATTGAAGCCATTTCACATAATGAATGGCAACAATCATTGGAACAGCAAAAAAAGAATGAGAAGATGCACAGACGCGGTTGCGAAAACAATCCGAAGTGCAAGATGTGTGGGCGCAAGATGAGCGATGCCGCATTTGCTAAGGCGCGAAGTGTTCACATGACAACCAATTCCGACCTAATCCCAATCAATGCCAAAGTTGGCGATTTGTCGCAGGGTTTCTTTGCAGTCGGTAGTGAATGCGCAAAGCGTCTGCCAAAAGGTTTCGTAAGAAAGGCAGGTGTGTGAACATGAACCGCGATAACAAAACTGCACTACGCCAAGTAAATACCGCTATTAGGGAAACATTGCGAAACGCAATGAAAGCGATTGATGCGGGCGATTGGCAAAATGCCCACGATTTTTATTACGAAGTTGCGGCACTTGCATCATCGGCGGCAGAGAGCGCAGAACGCAATTTG